GGACTGTCAATCTTGCTATTGCGTCTTTAAGCGCGCGTCTCAACATCCGTTTATGTCGTGGATGGACTGCTCGCTGTAACTGCTCAGTCAAGCGGGCTACGTCTAGCCGATGGCCTAACTCGTAATCACTAACCACCACTTCCCGACGCGGTGAAACTGCAAACCGATCCTGTTGCTGCATTTCAACAAACTTTGACTTGAGTCCCGGATCATCCATTGGGATCTTTCCTGATTGTAATTTGCAGCATGTACGAGTGCGCGTTATCCGAGTAGCGATAAACATCCTCAACTATTCCCGGCAAACTATGTGACAACCATCCGTCCATTCCGCCCCACTTATCTATCTGCTCTTTCGTGCGAGCTGAAAAGCGACAGTTAAGCGTGGTGATGGTCAACAACGATTTGCATCGATGCCGCCAGAACTTACGCAACGCAGTCATTGTTTCCGGTGTCACGTAGCCCGTGAAGTCAAACCACGCAGCATCAACAATCGGGCAATGCGCGTCACTGATAAATGCTTCTGCGGATGTAAAATAATAACCGTGAATTTTCTTTGTGCTAATGCAATGTGGTGAGACTTGGGTGATTAGCCCGTTCTTCTTACGTGGTATCCAGTTCATCGCACCGTAGAAAATGGCAGGGTCACGTTCAATCGCGTAGATTGACGTTCGCGCGGTCTTTCCCATTCGCTCGCGTTGGTGCTTCAACGCTTTCTCGAACGTCCAGTACAATCCCGGCATTGTCAGGATGTAAAGGTTTCCGGGCCATCGATCCACCGTGTACAAATCAAGCACTCGCTGACGGGCTTTCTCCTTCTCAAATGGGTTTTCCTTCCGAGCGAATAATACTCCGCCAGTTTGCCGGGAATGCCCGATACAGTCGCGCCATTCAACCTCGTCCGCGATCTGTGCCATTGACTTGCTTAGACGCTCGGGCACATACGTGGAATCCGTTAAGGCTTGGTGTAACACGCTTGACATGGCGTGTAGATTAACGCAACCGTAAACGACTGTCAAGGGAATTTTCTCATTGCGTAAAATTATTTTCAGGGCTATACTGCCGCCCGCAATGACTGGTTATCTTACCGTTCAACAGGCGGCAACTCATCTTGGAATCACTGATGCTCGCGTCCGGCAATTCATCCTCGCCGGAGAACTGGCCGCCGAGCGCATGGGTAAGAAAAACCTGATCGTTAAGACTGCCGATGTTGCTAAGTTGTGGGACAAGCGGTTGAAACAGCAACAGCGACGGCAAGCCCGCAAGTCAAAGCAATCCAACGGCAACGGTCACAAGTAGCAACGCGATAAACAATGGCAGGTAAATCCCCCAGAGACAGGCCGCATACGTTTGTGCGGGACAAGTTCTGTCAGTTATACCGGCCTGTCCATTACGCTTCGGGAACGTGGTTTAAGTTCAACGGGATAGCATATGAGACGGTGCCTGATTACGTGGTCAAGCAGCAGGTGCAAGACATAATTGACGCTGATCGTGCGCTAAAGATTCAACCTACCTTTGCCAACCTTCGCAGCATCACCGAGCTAATTAAAATCAAGATTGCCGTGGCTGACAAGGCAATGGACGGCAATCATAACCTACTGACCTTTGCCGATTGTACGCTGGAGATTGATACGCGGCAGCGCCGAATGCACAGCTACAAGGATTTACTAACTTCAGCGTTCAGCTTTCCTTATGACCCTGCCGTGCGCTCTGACGTGTGGGAAATGTTTCTCGATAAAGTGGTGCCGAATGATTGTCGCGACTTCATTCAGGAGTTTGCTGGTTACGCCCTGACCACGGACACGGCGCACGAGACGGCGGTATGGCTTTATGGACCGGCAGGTTGCGGTAAGTCAACGCTCATCGAAGGGATCCGGGCAGCGCTGGGTCAACGGGTTATATCCTTCGGCATTCACAACCTTGAAGATCGGTTCGGGCTGGCGCACTTGCAAGGCAAGACTCTGGCAATCAGCACCGAAACCCCCGCGTCCGTACGACAAGTCCAGCTTCTCAGCCTGCTCATCTCGGGCGAAGGCGTCACGGTAGAAAAGAAGTATCAGGACGGTTACGAGTTTTTTAATCACGCGAAGTTCCTCTGGGCGATGAACGATGTGCCAAAGGGTGAGAATTTCAAGGGACTCGACCGCCGCGTGGTGATTCTAAAGTTTCCCCCGTTGCTGGAATCCGAGCGCGACGAGAACGTGAAGCGGCAGATCCAGCTATCGGGTCAAGCGGTGCTCAACTGGATGCTGGAAGGACTGGATCGTCTGCTTGCGCGAGGTCGATTTGAGAGACCAAACGAGTCAGCACACGTCCTTTCGCTGGTTTCCGCCGCCGATGTGGAGGTCGAACTTTGACAGCAAACTTTATTTCCTTTCTCATCGCGCTATGTAGTGACAGGAAAGGTTTTAAACCGATTCTGCTACCCCCATTCCCAAAGGTGACAAAACACGTTAAATTGCTAATTGCGACAACTACGCGAGTTAGCCGTCATCGGTCAAATTGACAGAACGCCTGATACCGGGCTTAGCTGACATCGGCTAGCAGGGTTAGCTTGGATTAAGCAAGTTACTTGACGGTCAAACGTAAGTCATGCTAACGTCAGTTGCATGGTAGATGAATCCGACACGAACCTAATCAAGAGCCAGATTAGCTTACGTTTGACGGCGGAGGCTCAAGAGCTTTTGCGGTTGCTGGCTGAAAAGCGAGGCATTAGCAAGACGGCTATGCTGGAGATATTGTTGCGAGAGAAAGCTGATGACGAAGGAGTTTCGGTGTGATCTACCTCATCCGGATGCGTGGTACGAACTATGTCAAAATCGGAGTAGCGGAAAATCCAAAGAAACGTCTATCAACACTTGCCTGTGGTAATCCAATGCCGTTGGACTTAGTGTTTTCAGTGACGACTAAAGAAAGCGCACTTTCGTTTGAAGATGAATGGATCGAGAAAGAGATCCACGAAGAGCTTGCGCCTTTTCAGGTTCGCGGCGAGTGGTTTGATTTAACTGAAGCACAAGTGGCAAGCATTATTATCGTGCTAGCTGACAGATTTCAACGTCGGCCTATCTGGAACCAATGGCGTGAACGGTATCCACCCTCTGGGTACGTTGAGCCGTTTCGACCGCGCCCTCTTCTCTCGCACGTCTAAAGGTAGACTCCGCGTTACTCACTTCGCACGCTCCTTTGCGACGGCGGCGTGGGCGTCATGTGCTGTTCCGAGAATTGCGTACAGTCGTGTCCATCGGGCATCATTCAGACTGATAATAATCTCACGTAGGTGGTCCATATCACGATGAATCGGCATGATGCCTAAAGCACACTGTTCGATACCAGCCAGCGCCTCCGTCAACTGGGTGATTAGTTGCCGGTTCGATTTAGCGTTGACGTATTCGGTTAAGAATCGCGGATCGTCTTGTTTGTCATAGTGGTACGAGCACCAGCAATCGGCGTCAACGTGGACGTGTAGCCAAACTCTTTCAGGTCGTGACGGCGCGCATGGCTGATCTAATTCAGCTTCAGCTTTGCCGCACATAGAGCAGATCGCCAATCCGCCGTCGCAGACATTACAGGACGTGTCAGATCGCTTGTCGCATGGACAAGTCTGCGGGGTTATCAAAACGTGATTAGCACTCATTCAATCCCTACCTTTCTGACGGCTTCCAGTGCCTCTCGTGCTTCCGGCTAGAGACACGATTCCCATTCTGATACGCCTAACTCTGTATCGTAAGCATTGACGTGCGGCCTTTGCTTCGATTGCGGCAACCAGCTTTCTGATCAACTCCACGTTGGCGGCGTGGGAGCGTTCGCTTCGGTAGAACGATCTCGCCGCATCCCACCCCTCATCGAACTGCTCATTCGTTGGGCGGAGCCGTCCTTCAGTGAATAGCCTATCGTGATACCCGCTTCGTGCCAGACCTCTTGCATAAAATTCCTCGTCAGTCAGCTTGTGCTTCGTCTCCCTCGTTGTGCTCATCGCGGGCCTCCTTTGGCGGCGGTTGTCATCTCCCTAATCTCTGCTCGCATAGTGTCTACTTGCTTGATGCGGCTGTACGTCGGGCAATCACCTTGCAGACAACGTAAGCAGTGCTTGGTTGAATGCCTAACCAAACCTCTGGCTAGCTCCAGCGCCTCCACTAGCCGCTCAACCAGCGCGGGCAGTTGATACCAGCCTTCGCCGCCCTCCGGCGCGGGCTGCTCGGGCGGCTGCTCGATCGCATCGTCAGCTAGGTTTGCGATTAATGCCAGTGCTGTTTGTCCCGCTTGTGGTTGACTCAACCCTTCACGGGCATAGCGGCGAATTGTGTGCATCGTCGTGCTCATCGTTTCGGTTTGCTCCCTTCGTGTCATCAATCTTGCACCAACAATCAGCAACCCCGCAGTATTCCCAACGTGTAGCGAGAGACTTCAAGCTAATCATTGAGCCGCGTGTCCATTGCTGTAGCCTGCTTTGGTCTTCGCTCAGTATCAGGTTGTGACACTTGGCCCGACCATTACGAATATCGTTGATGATGACGTGTCGCCACGGTTCCCGTGAATCCTTTGACCGCAGAATCTTGCTAACCCAGAAATCCTTGCCATAAGCTTCGGTTGCCATCATTCCCCTCCCATTCCCCTTCGGCCCTCGACGAGCCGCAGGGTATCGATTCCTGAGCCAGAATCGCCCTGTGACGTGTTTTTAGCCCTCTACGCGACAATCGGCACACGTTTCCCGCTTCGGGCGCCCATCGTCGCTGGCGTCAAGCGTGCCCGCGAGCCAGTGCTCGGAGCAGGAATCACAGTAGCGACAGCGGCAGTCGCCGGTACGTGTCTCTTTCGTGCCACAGGTCACGCAGCGTCCGGCGTACCGCCAGAGGTACGATTGGTCAGCCGTGGGATTCAAGTAAGTAGTCATCTATTACTCGCCTTTCTGATCAGCCATCGGACAATCGTGTAACGTTCGCTCTCCGGTTGCCGCGCTGATCCGTTCGTCTGTTTCATCATCAATCCAGTAGTTTGCCGGATCGCAGGGGTCACATGACCCGCTCCATTCAGTGGCTTCGGCGCTGTTGCGGGTCGTGACGCCAGTCAATACAGGTGGCGCGTGTTGCGTCTTACAAGCGGCGCAAATGCCGGATATGCGTAAGTCATAATCGCTGTTTGTCGCGAAGTCGTGCGGGGCAATTGATTCCAGAATCTCGTCAAATATGGGGTGTGTCATTGTTTTGTCTCCTTTTGAGTTTTTGTTTGGCTATCAACGTCATCATTCTCTGGTGTCTGACAATCCAGGCATAACGGCTCACCCTTGCGCGTGACCCATCCGCCTTCTTTAGCAAGCCTCTTAGCAACCGTGACGGTCACGTTGCCGAAGTGCTCAGTCTCGACGCAGTTAGCGCAGGTTATGAATCTGTCAGTGTCAATTCGCATGGTATTCCTCGGTGCTGATGCGGGTGGTTAGCATGGTTAGTTGACCTCTTGTCGTGAAAGAATGTTATCCCGCTTAATCTGTATCAACATTGGATCAGTTAGACCGTCTTTGGTTTTCCAGTGGTCGTACCATGATTGTGGCCGATTCTTTTCTGAGAAACGGATAACAGTGAGATCAATTTGTGGACCTTCGCGCGGTTCTATATCGTCGGGCGACTCCGCTGACGGCTTTAACCTGCAAGGCCAATCGGCTAAAAGATTCGTCGTCTCAATTAGTAGTGGAGATCCGTCTACGCGGGACACCTGAACCTTAATCGCGCTTTTCAGTGTTATGACAAATCGTTTAGTAAATTCCATCATCCCTCTCCCCTCTCGTTCAAGGTGGTTGCTAGTCGCGTGTGGCCCAAAGCTCGGAATTATCAGCCCGATACTCACGTGCTGCTTTCATCTGCCGTTGAATCTCGCCTAGTTCAGACTCCCGCAGGGCGGTGAAATAAACCTGTTTAGCGCCATTGTCGCGGGTATGAATCTCAACCTTGTAAGCGTTCACGATAGAAACAACTACGCAATGCTGTCCATTATAAGTGACCATCCCCCTTACCCCTTCCCCTTCCCTCTCTCCTGTTGTTAGTTTCAAAGTGCTACCACCTCAACCTCGCAGCCAAACCCGCGCAGCCAGTTCGCTTGTTCATTAGCCTTTGACTCATAGACAAACTGGCGGCTGTAACCTACGGTGAAGTCACGCGAATTAGCTTTCGTAATTGTTACTCGGAATCCTGCGCGGTGAATAGTGCCGGATGTTGGTTTGCAACCTACGTGAACAAATGATCGGTGCCGTCGCTCGTTATTATCACGTACAATCTCATCACCGACCGCGATAGATGAGCTACAAAGATTACAATGTCCGGGATATTTAGCGTTCATTTGACCTAAACAGTCATTGTTGCGTGGTGGTGAGCGTCGTTGCCTTCGATACCTTGCGCGTTTCCATACCCGGCACTATACACGGCTAATTTGCGCGTGTCAAGCAAAATAATTGCTTAGGTGAAATTTATTTTCTTTCACGTTTGGCTACCTCCAGACCAGTAGGAAACCATGCCATTGCTTCGCTCTCGGTTGCCGGTCTGGACGTGCGGGTAATCCTGTGGCAGTCGGATTGGCGCAATAGATCAAGTTCGTAGTCAGCGGCATCCCTGTCGGCGCAGCGAACCAACACGCCTATTGTCTTAGACTGCCCTAATGCAAAGTAGCTTTTAGAATCGTCAGATACCACCAGCGTCAAGTTTGGCTGTTCAGCAATCCACTGTTCAACCTGCCCACGCGTCAGCATATCAGCGGCAAACTGTGCAGCTAAATATCGCTGGCGCGGCTTGCGGTCAACGTATTCAACGAAGTAGACGCCGTGGTGTAGGTTGATTCGGACTTGGCGTTTGGTTGTTTTTGTGTTCGTCATAGTGAAAGCACTATAAGCTAATAATTTCCCCTTGTCAAGCAATTATTTTGTTATTGACAAACTAAATTTCAGAGTGTAAAGTGCTGGGCATGGTGAGGACGATAACGGTTAACCAACTAGCAAAGGACAAGGGTGTATCGCGGCAAGCGGTCCACGCGGCCATAAGAGCAGGCAAGCTGGAGACGGTGACGGTTGAGGTTCCGAGTATCAGGGTAGCGGTTAAGTCGGCTAACGCGTGGAAGCCGAACGAGAATATGAAGCGGGCGGGACGCAAGCCGAACAATGGCAAGGCGGAGCTTGACTGGATTGAAGGGAAGGGGAAATGAGTGCAAGCGTTATTCGGGTGCGTGACTATCGAGGGCCGGTAGTGGCCGCGACATGCGCTAAGTGTCGTAACGATAACCTGAAACCGTTTGGCGGACCCGCGTTAAACTTTTGCTCACATTGCGGTGCTCAGTTTCCGCGAATGTTTGGTAATCCATTACAGCAACCACGCAACCCCTCCCCGCGTCAATTCTGTTCAACATGCGGCGTGTCGGTCACTGAGACAGACTTCGAGGCGGAGCGTTGCACGAATTGTGATGCGCCGTTGGTAGGAGGGAAGTGATGAGTAGTAACACGGCAGTAACGCTCCTTGTAGCAGTTGCTTTCATGGCTCTATGTATCGGGTTTGCGTTAGGAAGGCGACAATGACGGAAGGCGGGAAGAAGCGATGAGTGCGGTAGAATTACTATTGAACACAGTAGAATGGCATGAAACGGGCATGACAGACGATGGCGACGATCTGCCCTATCCGACACATAAAGGCGTGCTGAACATCGGCGGTATTGAGTTGAAGTGTTACCGGCTAAGCAATGGCAAGCGAGTGCTTGACGCTGAGAGCGTGGCCCGATTCTTCGGCTGCAATGACGTAGCTGAATTTGACCGGCAACGTGAAGCAATCAAAGCGCGCATCGCTAGAGGCGCAAGGCAAACGGATGGTCGTGTTATATGACGCGCGCAACCAATGGAAAGGCGGGGGAGTGAGCGCGTGATGGTCTATGTTCGTTACTATCTTGACCGTCTATTCGGACACCGCTGGTGCGTGGTCAGCTGCAAGGCTCATCCTTTAGGGTTTTACTTCGCTTGCAAATGGTGTGGCAAGACAAGGAACTTGAGAGAATTTCTAGGCGTGACAACCAACGGGACGCGGAAGGAGTAGAGGCGATGAGCACGAAGAATCCTAAGTATCCGTTACGTCCGAGCGAGTTGATTGGCAAGACTGTCAAGCCCTCTCTTAATGGCTGCATTGTGGACGCTGATAACGCGATGATTTTTCGAGATATAAGCTACGAGGACGCTGAATCTGTAGCTTTAGCGATGAACCACGTTCAGGCAGTTTGGGAACCGCGATTTAAGGCTTTAGAAGAACAGGTGAAGCAACGCAGGCACAAGGCCGACCAGGGGAAATGAGCGCCAATGTTGAATAACACGGAGCAGAAGATTGCCGAGACTGTCGCGCTTCTTATTACGGAGCTGCATCGTGAGCAGCTGCGAATTACCGGAACGACTTACAGCGACACGCAGCGGGATGCTGAACTACGACGTATCAAGCGCAGACTGTCACGCAAGGGTCGGCGGTTGCTTAACGGCATAACGCTTAGCGACCAGACGATCCCGCTGAGAGATTTCACGAAGGAGACACAACGCCAATGAACGCTAACGCTGAACTATACCGACGATTATGCAAGCCGTGGTATGCTTAACCATGCGCGGCTATCCACATCCCGAATCAAAACGAGCGCGAGTGCTAGCGGCATTGCTGCTAGGTTCCGGCGTAATGGAAATTAGCCGTGAACTCGACTTGCCCGAATCATCCGTCCGCAACTACAAACGCACTCTCACCAGCGAACAATTAGCGGAAGTTAACGCACGAAAAGGCCAGCGCTTAGATGATCTTGTGTTTGACTATTTACAGGAAAACTTGACGACTTTGCGGGCACAAAGCAAACTGTTGCGTGATGAGTCGTATGTTACGCAACAGCCAGCCGGTGAGATGGCAACCCTGCACGGGGTCATGGCGGACAAGACAGTTCGACTTCTCGAAGCAGTCGCAGGTCAACCACTCCCAACCAGGCAGCTCGAAACCAGCGAATCCGCAAACGGATGATGAGCTAAAGCAATACCTACTCACCGCATTCGGCATAACCATTCCTGACACGCAAGTCTGTGAGAATCACACTACTCCATTTAGGGCCTTCAGTGACGCCTATTTCGCCAGACATAACGTAACTGTGTGGCAAGCGTCACGCGGGTTTGGCGGCAAGTCGTACCTGCTTGCTTTGCTGGGCCATATTGAAGCCGACACGCTGGGCGCGGAAGTAACAATCCTCGGCGGTTCAGGCGAGCAGTCAACACGTGTGTTGGAGTACCTGCAAAAGTGGTCCAGTGGTGAGGAGAACGTGCAGCGGCGTACAAGGTACCGATCAGGTGGATTGGTTACAGCGCTCATGGCTAGCTCAAAATCAGCGCGAGGGCCGCACCCGAGTCGCCTTAGATGTGATGAAACGGACGAAATGGATCTCGCTATTTTTGATGCTGCAATGGGCCAGCCAATGTCTACGGCAACCGTTCCCAAACAGACAGTAGCCTCGTCAACCCATCACTACCCCGACGGCACATTCACCGAGATTAAGAAGCGAGCTAAACAGAATGGCTGGCCGGTCCACGAGTGGTGTTGGAAGGAGACGAGCGCGCAACCCGGCGGTTGGCTGACCCAAGAGGAGATTGAATCCAAGCGTGGTGAAGTGACAGCCAGCATGTGGGCGGCTGAATATGACCTACAGGAGCCATCACCGGAAGGCCGCGCTATCCTGCCTGAGAAGGTGACACAATGCTTTCAGCGTGACCTGGGCGTGTTCACCGGCGGAGCGGGCAGGCCCATCATCATCGAGGAGCCGGAACAGTTCGCTGTCTATGCCCACGGGGCTGATTGGGCCAAAGAGCGTGACTGGACCGTTATCGACACTTGGCGCGTGGACGTTAGACCGATGCGCCGGGTCGCGTGGCTCAGGCTAGGCCGGATGCCGTGGCCCATGATGATTCGCAAGTTCAATGAGCGGGTTGAGCACTACGGCGGCGAAGCATGTCACGACAAGACCGGCGTAGGCAACATGGTTGACGATTACCTGACTGTGGCGGCCGAGGGGGTGCTACTTACAGGTCAGCAACGAGCCGACGTATTCAGCGATTATATTGCGCTGATTGAAAACGGTGGTATTATCAGCCCGGTGATTGACTACTGCGAAGCCGAGCATCGCTACTGTACGAACAACGATTTAAGCGGTTCAGGCCATCCGCCTGATTCATTTGTCGCCGGGGCGATGGCTTGTCGAGCGGCAAATCTGAAACGAGAGTTGGGGGTGTATTGATGGCTGAGACGACGATTGAAGTACAGGCTGGCAGATACAATCCGCATGGAAGATAAAATCATCCCGCTACACCCACCACGCCTATCAATCGCCGCGCGTGCGCGCAACGTCTACCTGTCACTTAAAGCGGCGCTTCCCAACTTCGGCACGCAAGCTACTTGGTCCAACTCGTTCCGCTTTACCGGCTGGGGCTGGAACCGGGACCGTACCACCGCCGACTACCGCCGCGATCTTGGCCCACTGGACGGCAACTCGCTCGTCATGTGCGTGGTCAACTACACCGGTACGCGGCTGCCTGAAGCTAGGCCAACGGTCAAGCGCAAGCGCGGTGACGAGTGGGACACGGAAGACGATCATCCCTGTGCTCAACTGATACGCAGGCCAAACACTCATCACGTCTGGGCTGACTATGCGCTGGTTGCCTCGCTCAATTGGTGGGTGCAGGGCAGCGTGTACTTCTGGAAAGCACGGGCTGACTTGGGCGGGCTGCCCGTTGCGTTGTGGTACTTGCCACAGACAGGCGAGGGAGGCTTTGAGGTTGTTCCTCGCTGGCCAGGTGATAGACGCACGCCGGACGTGAACCAGTGGGCCACGGACCACGGTGAGCGGGGCAAGCTAGACCCGTTCATCAGCCACTATGAGTATCGCGTACAGGGACAGTCGCCTGAGCTAATCAAAGCAAGCGACGTGCTGCACCTGAAGCGTGGGGTTAACCCGAATAATCCACGTGAGGGACTAGGCGCGTTCGACTCCCTCGTCACTGAACTCTACGGCGATGGCAAGATGGCCCGATTCACTGCTGCGATAATGAGCAACATGGGCATACAGGTGCCGGTGCTGAGTCCGAAGGATGCAAACACCAGAGTCACGCCAACGACTGCCGCCGCTATCAAAGAGTCATGGATCGCTAAGACCACGGGCAGCCGTGCTGGCGAGCCGGTAGTGTTTGACTTACCTATCACGGCGGAAAAGTTCGGGTTTAGTCCTACCGAGCTTGACCTGTCCGCGCTCCGCATGATTCCTGAGTCTCGAGTCTCAGCCGTCACAGGCATCCCCGCCGCGACATTGCAACTGCTCGTGGGTCAGCAGAACGGCACCAGCTATGCAAGTAGCGAGCAGGCACGGCAGCAAGGCTACGAGGAAGTGATTATCCCGATTCAAAGCTCATGGGCCGAAAAGCTTAATTGGCAGCTACTCAGCGAGTTTGAGACTGACCTAAGCACGGTAAGATTCGAGTTTGACACGAGCAACGTGCGGGTGCTGCAAGAGGACAGAGACGCGCTTTACCGACGAACCTCGGAAGCATTGAAGGCCGGTGCGGTAACACTGAATGAAGCACGCCAGTCGCTAGAGAAGCCTCCGCTGGGCGACGAGGGCGACGTTTACTACCTGCCCGCAATGATTAACCCGGTAACACTGGAACGCATTACGCAGTTGGCCCAAGTGCGCGAGGAGCAAGATCCACTGGACGCGCAAATCATCAGCGACGTGGACAAGGAGCAGCTTGCCAAATTGGCTGACATGGACCAAATGTTCAGGAGGCTGGAGGAGCAGATGAAGGATTGGAAGGTAGGGCAGTGAGTATTCTTGATGAAACACGAATGATCGTTTATGCAGCACGCAACGCTGGTAAGGATCTCGATAATCTTACCTTGTCAATGTCGCGGCTGAACGAATTTCTTTTAGCTGCGGCCAGTAATCGCTGCTTGACGATCTCTGAGATTGAGGAGATGCGTCAATCTTGCTTGCGCGGCGAGGCTAAAGCGTGGGGTATACCTGTTAAGTTCACCGATGAGTCTGCAAGCTAAAATCCTGCAACTAAAACTGGACGCCGCGCTAGCTCATCGCCACGCGAACGGCTGGCAACGGCTTATCAACCTGTACGGCGAAGATAAGGCAACGCAATTTTACACGCATCTTGGCCTGAACCACCTGCCCGCTAAGTCAGTCGAGTATGATGGCCTAACGCTACGTAGGCAACCTCGACCAGCCGAGGCAATCGCAGTCAAAGGGGTGGCTCAAGCGCAGGACAGCAACAAGCTGCGTCTCACCACGCAACTACTCGCCATGCGCCAGCTAATGATCAACGATGCGCTGGGCCAGCTCGCCGATCTCAACCCGGCTGATTATCACACGCTGGCCGTGGACGTTCCCGCAACACAGCGCAACCGATTGCGCGTGCTGCTCCTCGACACGTTCAATGATGGGCGGCAGTTAGTCCAACGGGAACTAAGCGTAGTCAAAGCCACGGACCTGAGTGACGGCGTTGATGACTTTGGTGAACTGGACCTGCTCGCCGATGTGGCAACCAGCCGTGTAGCTAATGACACGCAGGCACGCATCATCGCTGCCGCATCGAGGCTTGCCATGCTAGGCACGATTGGCGCAGCACTCATCACTTCAACACAGAACGAGATTAGCGCCGGGTCAGTCAGTTACATCGACCGCACGGCTACGGGACTGGCGAACAGGACCATCTCACTAGGTCGAGGCTATGAAGCGGAGCAGCGGAGCGACGAGTGGGGTAGAGTCGAATACTCAGCGCTCCTCGACAACAACGTCTGTGGGCCATGCGCCGCCGCCGATGGTGAGGAAGCTGGCAACCAAGACGATCTCACGCCCGCGCCTAATCCTGAGTGTGAAGGCTACGACAATTGCCGTTGCTTTCATGTCTACGTGCAGGACTAGCCCGCGTTCCTTCTCTTGACACTTGTATCCCGCCTGTAGTAGCATCCTATCCATGAAACTTGGCTATGTGTTAAATCGCTACCGGGTAATAAGTGAATTAAGCCTGCGCGAACTAGGTGCGGAGATTGGTATTGGCGCGGCAACTTTGATGCGATTGGAGCAGGGTCGGGTACCGGACGGTGAGACGCTGGCCAAGATCTTGATATGGTTACTTACAAAGGAGACATCAAAATGAACGCGAATGCTGAGTTGTATTATCGACTACGCAAGTCATGGCTACAACGGTTGGTCGAGTGGGTGAGGGGATGAATGCCGATCAGCCTTGTAGGCACGGCTGGATTTGGTTCTGGATCGTCTCTTTGCTGATTGCCCACTTTCTCGGGGCTAACATGAGAAACGGCCAGATCGATAGCATCGAACAGCGCATTGCGGTACTGGAAGAGCAACGCTAATGAACTGGTCCCATCACTTCCACCGCCGCATCATGCTCACCGCCGACCCTGCTGAGTACGCGCTAGGCCACGCGGAGTGTCAACGCGTTGGCTTAACAGTCGAACCGTACCATGCGGTCAGGGAGATTGGTCCGCATCAATCGTTCAGCCACAGCGAGCGCAATATCCTGCTGGACTTTCTATTTGACTCGAACGCTAATGCGCTGCTGCACGTTGAAGATGATGTGCTGTGGCGCAGGTTAGACCATCTGGAACAGGCTATCAGCGAGTTACCAAGCGATTGGGACGTGTTGTATCTTGGCGCGAATCTGCTGTGCTGGAACAATGGGGATGAACCGCAACCTGAGAGGCGCAGCGAACACCTGTTCAGAATCCGCGCAGCTTGGACCACGCACGCGATTGCCTACCACAAGCGTTGTGTCAGACGAATCCTTGAGGGGCAACCGAGCTTTGATGAGTTGATGTTTGACAACTGGTTGTCGAGCAGGTTGCCGTCACTCAACGCGTTCATCGTCGCGCCGATGGTTGCGTGGCAGAGGCCGAGGTACAGTTCGATATGGCAGCGGGAGGATGATTACACGTCTATATTTGAGGCGAGTGATGATAGGCTTAAATGATGCCGCGTATCCCGCATCCGTCAATGAATCCTGCTTGCTTCATGTGTAGCGGACTGCCCGGTGTCTATGACACTGAAGAAGAACTGCTTGAAGCGTCAGAAAAAGGCCGATGGCTGAAAGTCAAATGGATGGAGTTCAAGTTTGGTATTACGGTTGTATCTGTCCTTAGGAGTCGCTTGAGATATTATCGGCAATTTGCACCGCCAGAAGGTGAGTGATGCGAGGTTGAAATGATGCGCCGTAATAGGGTTGACTTGCTAGACTTGATTGCCGCGCGGTTAGTTGTCGCTATTGCCATCGAGTGGTTATTGCTATGACTACCTATCTCATCACATTTCAGCGAGGTTGAGATGAGGGGATTTCTTGACGGGGTTTTAGTGGGAGCTGGGTTTATGTACTGCTTTTTGTGGTGGCTACTGAAGGAACGAAGAGGCGCATGACTATCCATCTCGTCACCTTCAGCGATGAAAGCATGAGTCGAGCGGCGGAACTGTGTGTTGAAAGCGCGGGTCGTAATGGTGTTGATAACGCGCAAGGCCAATGGGCCAGCGAGTGCATTTATAATCGTCACGCAATTGAGTTTTCAGGTTGGGCTGACGGGCCACAGTTTGAGTTATTGGAACTGATGGACGCTAATCCGCGTGGTTGTGGTTTTTGGGCGTGGAAGCCGTTTATTATTCTTGAAGCGATGAACCACTGTTCGCAAGGCGGGACGTTGGTCTATGCCGACGCGGGCATTGAGTTCATCGCCCCTGTGCAGCACATCATCGACCGCATGGACAGCGACATCTTTCTATTCGGCAACAACTGGGAACACGCGCACTGGTGCAAGCGGGATGTGGTTGAGGCGGTGTGGCCGTTCGGGCTTTTAGGCGCGCTGCCGGAAGACCATTCATATATTCAAGAAAAGACGTGGGATCGTTTTGGCAAACAATGCCAAGCCTCGGTAATTTTCTTCCGTGTCTCTGACTACTCGCGCCAATTCGTTGCTGAGTGGCTCAAGTGGTGCCTGTTCGACGGCGGGCGACTGATTGATGATAGCCCGAGCATTGCACCGAACCATCCCGAGTTCCGTGAGCATCGGCACGATCAGGCGATACTGACAACGCTGGCGTACAGGGAAGGGATTAAGCTCCACTATTGGCCAGCGTCGTACAATGACGGCGCGTTCACCTATGAGAAGCTGCCGGAGTATGCGGATGATGATTATCCAGTGCTGTTTCATCATCATCGGAGACGTGATAACGAATGGAACGCAAGATGAATAGAGCCGAGGCGTATGTGAAGCGAGAACACTCTGACAGTGAACGTCTTGAGTGGCTAGAAGCGAACCTAGATCGCCTTGAAACGATAAGGGCGGGAGTCAATGCGGGTATGACTATCAGGACGGCTATCGATCTACTAATCGAGGTGTTAATTATTAATGCGCGTAACCCTCAACGAAGAATCACAAGCCATCTGGCAGTCTCGCAACCTCGAACATCTGCGCTACGAATACGACCTGCAACCGAACGACATAGTAATCGACATCGGCGCATACCGTGGCGAGTGGGCCAACGAGATTAAGCGCCGCTACGGCTGCACGCCCATCGTCATCGAACCAACTGATGCAATTGACGGTTACGATGGTGAGATAATCAAACAAGCTGCATGGATCGAACAGGGCACGCTGCTAGTCGGTGGCGCGTTCTACTACACGTCGCATTACGAGGAGCCGACAAGCGAGGTTCAGTGCTTCGACATCAACGACTTGCTGGCTAAGCATGACGAAATCGCGCTGGTCAAAATCAACATCGAAGGTGCAGAGTACGTGCTGTTGGACCATATCATCACGCATGGTTATCACAAACGCATTTGCAACCTGCAAGTGCAATTTCATCAACTTGCGCCAGAGCCTTACGCGGCGTGGTATAGTGGGATTGCGGGTAGGCTGAAACTGACACATCGAATCGAGTGGCGCTGGCCCTTTTGTTGGGAGTCATGGCGACGGACGATGACGATAGAGACGCTTGACGATGATTACGTGGAAAGGTTGAACAGTTAATGGGCAGTGATGAATTTCTGGCAATGCTGAAAAGCGAAGAAGCAAAGCGGGCGATCGTGGAAATGATTATTGACGACCTTCGCGCTAACGGTCCAATTCGCATGGCGATGCTTGGATTGTCTTCCGAGCGTGAGATTGAAAACAAACCTGATGCTTAGCTTCCTGAAACAGTACGCGCGCGATTACGTGTTCAGCCAGAACGGGGAAGAAGGAATTTTGCTTGAGTGTCTGAATCGTATGTTCTTTACCGTCAACAAGGGCCATGCGGTGGAGATTGGTGGGGCAGATGGACGCTTCTGTTCTAATACCGCATTGCTTCTCCAACAGCATGGATGGTCAGGACTGTTCGTTGAGTCTGATTACGATCTTTACCTGAAATCGAAGGAGAACTGGGACAATCTCAGATTACCCGTGCGTCACCAGTGCTGCTACGTAGATGGGAACAATATCAACGCGTTTGTTGATGAGGCTTGCGATTTGCTGAGTATCGACACGGATGGCCACGATTACGAGATATTCGACGGACTGAAGGCCAAGCCGAAGATTGTTATTGTCGAGATTGACTCCAGCTTGACACCTGATTACTCAAAGTTCAACGACGACGGCGGCGCGAACTATTTTGCTATGACCCTGTTGGGTATAACGAAGGGATACTTTCTACTGTGTCACACTGGCAACCTGGTGATGGTCCATGAAGATTACCGCCACCTGTTTCCCGAGATTCAGGGTGATCCGTTGGTGGATGTTGAGTTGTATTTTAATCGGGGGTGGTTATGAGTATCGTAAAAGAGATGCTCGTTGAACAGGTAGGGGACGAGTTCGGCGTCACGGTTCGCTACGAAATAGGCGAGTACGCAAGCGTGGCGATTGACTTTTTCGCGGCTGAGGTCATTGGCGTTGCCGAAGACGGCACAAAGGTCTATTCCCGCGCGGGTAGTAAGTCTTCAGAGGATGACACTGAGGAGTTTGACTTTGCCGCTCGAATGGTTTCAGGTTCAGTGAAGTGGGACGGATGCTCGCATTATGTTTTCGGAGATGAAGACGGTTACTTGCACATGCACGGCAGGGAAGACTTGGAAAAGCTGATCAATGCCTTGACCGTGATATATGAGCGATGCGGTGAATTAATGAAACAACATGGTGGCAATTTGCTTGAGGGTGAATTTCAGGTGAAATGACACGCGGCTATTTGACAAACCTCAGCATTGGCAACTATGGCCGCTTCGCGAATGGCGCGTACCAAGTCGCCGCCGTCTTCGGCATTGCTCGCCGCAACAACCTGACTCCCGTCTTCCCCCTCTGGCGCAATACATGGCACCGAGACGCGTTTGGCTCAACCGAAGACATCGACATCTACAAGCATCTGGTTAATCCGCTACCCGCGATCCCTGACGGCCTAAACTTCACCGACAAGCCTATCGACTGGGGCTACCATGACGTGGCACTCTCAGCGGGGAACTGGAATATCACCGGCCACTTTCAATCGACGCGCTATTTTGAGCGTGCGATTGACGAGGTTCGCTGGCAACTCAGGATGCACGATGAGCCGCCGTTGAACGACTACTGCGCGATTCACGTCCGTCTCGGCGACTACGACGATGCCTATCACCCACGTCTTGACTTGCGCTACTACGAACCGGCAATGGCCCACTTCGGCTCAGCCCAACGCTTCCTCGTGTTCAGTGATGACATCGACGCGGCAAAACAGATGTTTGGTAATCGAGTCGACTACAGCGAAGGGGGCGATTACCTGGCTGACTTTAAACGGATGAAATCGTGCGCTCACTTTATCATCGGCAACAGTAGTTTCAGCGCGATTGCGGCAGTGCTGGCGAATCAGGCTGACAAGCAAGTGGTTGCCCCATCGCCGTGGTTTGGGCCGCGCTACACGACCATTACCGCTGATGATATTTATGAAAGTAATTGGCGTATAGTTCACTGGCAATGATTAAACCAACCGAAGCACTGAGCAAGTCTGAGACGGCAACGCTGCTGGCATTAGTGCGCGGGAACAACTTATCCGTTTCCGTGCTCGCCTGTGAGTTCAGCCGGCAGCATGGTGAAGGTCAGGGCGTCTCATCGCGCAGGCGACCCTACGCGATAAGCTATGACCTCATGATGTGCAAGTTTTGCGGGAATCTTGAGCCTCAGAAGCCTGCATGTCCGGCCAGGTTACATGTACTGAAAGATCGTCTATTAGCAGACGGTGAAAAATGAGAAGCGTTTACTTTACCGCAATTGAAGAAGAGGGCAAGGTCAGAGACGGCGAGGGCGGTTGGCGTATCACTGTCGATGGTAAGCCGATTTGTGATATTGACAACGACGATCTTGATGTTGGCAATCACGCCCTAGACCACCTATGGTGGGCGCTTGGCGTACAGATTACCTTTGACTTTGACCGTAAGTGAACGAAACTATTGCAAATGAATAGCAAACCTGTGTTAAACTCCGGGACTGATGGATTCTCCTTTGCCGAAGCGCGAATATAACGCACCGCCGCCCCGGAAGATTGAGCTATCGTTTAAGGTGGACGAGAAGACGTTTCTACAAAGGGAGTTGCAACGGATTCGCCGCGAGTTGCTAACACTTGCTCAGAGAATTGATAAGCTGACTACGGGTCAAGAGACAGCGTAAGCTAACACTTAACGACTGCTACCGCCCGCTGGATTCCTTAAATGGAGTCTGGCGGGCTTTCGTCTTTTATGGGCCAATGAAACCATGAACATTGAGCGCAAGTTCACGCCGCTTAAGGATCTCAAGCTAAACGACGAAGGGTCGGGAACCATTGAGGGCTATCGTTCAGTTTACGGCGTCATTGACGAGGGCGGGGACATTGTTCTTAAGGGCGCATTCGCGGACACGCTTGACGAATACCTGCACTCTGGGTTTACGGCCCACTCTCACGACTGGGACTTTGATAAGGCGGTAGGGTTTCCCGTTGAGGCGCACGAGGACGATCACGGGTGGTTTGTCCGGTCACAATTTCACTCAACGCCTGACGCACAGGCAATTCGCACTAAAGCTAAAGAGCGGATGGACGCAGGCAAGACGGTCGGTTTCTCCTTTGGCTATGCACCAACTGAGTATAGCTATATTGACGCAAAAGACTATGAAGCGGAACTGCCAAAGTACGTGAAGGCTGACGCGCTTCCGGCGATGCAGGTCAAGGCGCAAAAGTTTAATCGTATCCGGCTGCTAAAAAAGGTTGAGGCTATCGAGGACTCGATTGTGACCGCGCCGATGAACAAACGAGCGGCGGCAACGGCGGTGAAGGACGAGGGCGGTATTCCTTTCGGCACTGTTGAGATCAACGGCAAGACGATACCAACAGGCGGTTATGGCTGTCTGACCTGTCTGGCTCAATTTAAGAAGATTGAGGAAGCGTCTGAGCATGGCAAGTCATGCCGCGCGGCTAACGCTGCAAAGATTGCTACCGGCAAGGGAATGCTTGCTGACCAACTAGCTCAAACAACCCCCTCAACATGGGAGATTGAATCTGCCTTTCGTCGCGTGATTTGCAAGATTGCCGAATCAGCTAAGAATGCGCCGTCAATTGGTGAATCGTCCTTTGACTGGCGCGCGAAAGTTAGCGAAGTAATCAGCGAGTATGGGCCAACAATGCAGCCGCTAATCCTCGCGCAGATAGAAGAGTTTTTGAACAGCACGGACGATGAATTTTATCTCAAAGGTGAATCGGTATCCGGCTCCTTTGAGTCCTTCGACGATGTGGTATCCGCATTAGAGAAGCACACCACAAAAATGCAGCGCAACCATGAAAATCGAGTCAAGGAAGGGCGCATACTTTCAGCTTCTAACCGGGCAAAAGTCGTGGCCGCGCGAGACGCGTTAGATCAGCTTCTAACCGCCTCGGAACCACCGCCTAAGGAAAAAGCGGATGACTCGATCAACGTGGGCGTGCTTAGGACTCAATCACAGCGCCGACATAGCGTCGCATTAGCTGCGCTGGCGCAAGTTTAAGGAGATTCGAACCATGCCGACAATCGCAGAGAACGCAAAGGAGTTGACTACGCTACTTGCCGTAGATAAGGACTTCTGGATTAAGCAAGGCGAGGAAGTGCTGACAGGCGAGCAGAAAACGGAAGTAGAAGCGCGTGGCAAGCGAATTGAGGAATTAAGCACCTCGCTGGAGGAGTCGAAGCAGTACCAAGCCGCTCGTGCCCGCAACGAGGCAATCAATACCGCGCTGAACTCAACGAGCGATACACCCAACTACGGCGACGGCAAACAGGACGATCCGCGCGAAGCAGGCAGGAAGTCCCTCGGCTATCGCTTCACCGAATCTAAGGAATACAAGGAATGGATTCACGCGATTGCCCCAAACGGCTTTCCGCCTGACGGAGTGCGCGTAGGTTCATCCCCGGCAGTTGAGGCTAAGGATCTCGTCACAGGCGTTTCGGCTACTTCAGCCGGTGCGTTGGTGCGCCGGGATTATGCCCCTCTCGTGGACTTCCCGTTTCAGCCGCTAACCATCAGAGACGTGGTAACGGTAGGCCGTACCGGCAGTGACCTGATCGAGTTCCCGCGTGTTACGGGCTACACCAGCAACGCCGCGCCCGTGGCTGAAGCGACAACTAGCCCAACGTCCTTTCAACAGGCAGGCAACGGCTTGAAGCCGCAATCAACCCTTGCGCTGGAAAAGGTGACAACGAGCGTTAAGACTATCGCGCACTGGATTCCAGTGACTCGCAGAGCATTAAGCGATGCGCCGCAGATTCAGACGCTTATTGACAACTTCCTGAACATTGGACTTGAACTTGAACTTGAGGAACAAATGATCAAGGGCAATGGCGCGGGTGAGAACTTCCTCGGCTTGGACAACACGCCGAACATCACAATCCAAAGCTTTGACGATAACATGCTGACTACGACCCGCAAGGCGTTGACTAAAGCGAGAGTTATCGGCAGGGCACAACGAATTAGCGGGTTTATTCTCAACCCCTTTGATTGGGAAGCGCTGGATCTAACCCAAGACAACGAGAATCGCTATTACTTCGGTGGTCCAATGGTGTTGGGCCAGAAGCGGCTCTGGGGTCAGATTGTCGTTGAATCCGAGGCCGTGTTTCAAGGCACCGGCTACACTGGCGACACGAAGCAAGCGGTGCTATGGGATCGCGAACAGGCAACTATCAGAATGAGCGATGGTGTTGAGGACTACTTTGTTCGCAACCTCGTGGCGGTGCTGGCGGAGTTGCGGGCCGCGTTTGGAGTGTTCAGGCCGCCCGCAATCGTCCGCATGGATCTCCACGCTGGCGCAAATAGCTAGTAACGCGGTAGCGAGGTTTGCCACCCTTTCCTCGCTACGCTTGACGCAGGCGGCTTCGTGTTAGCAACGGGGCCGCTTGCTATAACCAACATGTCGTTTACCTACCCAGTGTCATACACGCCCGCCGTTGAAGTGCCGCCGTCTGGTGATAGTGACGGCTCAAGCGGCGGGACGCGAGAGGTACCCAGTGGGGCGATCAATGGGAGCAACGCAGTGTTCATGTTTACCGCTCCGCCAATCCTGATCTACCGTAACGGACTTAACGAGACGCGACTGGGAGTAATCAGCGGCAACACGTTTACGTTTGACGTAGCGCCACGGACGGACGATGACATTGAGGGTTTGATATGACGGATGGGATTACCGCGAACCAGTTAGCAGAGGGCGTAGTAACGGTGCTCTCGCGCACGGTTGAGCTAACCGACGCGCAGATCAAGGCACTGCCAACCACGCCGCTTGAGGTTGTTGAATCCCCCGGTGTAGGGCGGTTGCTCCGGCTTGTCTCTGGTTTTTACAAGCTTCATCTTATTGTTGACTATGAAAACCTTGACGCCGTGTTTCCTTCCCTGTTCCTGCGTCATGGAGGTAGTAGCGCTTTACACAGCCTGCCCGCGTCCGCGAGTGGTTTCCTTGACTGGGGAGGCCCAGCGGATGTTGTCGCGTGGATGACCCCGTTTTTTGGTGCCGTCTCAGGATCTCCCGTTGAGGGTGTTGGCTATGATTTAAATGATATTGCTAACTCTCCGTTTCTGGTTTCAGCGGATAACGGCTTTAGTGGAGATTTTACAGGTGGAGATACAGCTAATACGCTACAGGTCACAGTGTACTATACGATTATTGACGTATGAAGATTCTCGGCTACTTTCACCTTTTCCCGCCCGAGCACAACGCTGGTTCGGAGACAACTGTACACGCGGCGTTCCGCGCGTTGGTTGACCGTGGACACTCCTGCATCGTGGTTTGTGACCGCTCGGCAACGGCACCTTACGGCATTGACGGGATTCAGGTAGTTAGACCACCCCGCCGCAATCGCCAACGCTGGCTGCTTGATCTGGCCTACGAGCAGGATCTACTCGTCACACACCTTGACTTAACAAGTCAGGCAATGCAACTGGCGCTTGACGCGAAGAAGCCTATTGCTCACTTTGTTCACAACTCGGCACAGCTTGATTACTGGCATGTCAACACGCTCAAGTGCCAGCTTGCCATTTTCAATAGTGAGTGGATTGCCGAGGCGCAAGAATGGGAAGGTCATCAGATTACGATTCACCCAGTGGTTGAGCCGGAGCGTTACAAGTGCGAGCGCGGCGACGCGATAACGCTAGTCAACCCTACCTCCGGCAAGGGCGCGGCGATCTTCTACGAACTAGCCCAACGCTTCCCGCTGCAACCTTTCATCACCGCGCAGGGCGGATACGGCTATCAGGTTGCTTGTCCGCGAGCCTCGAACAGCGAGCATCACGTTTTCTATGACGAAACGGGTAACACGCAGAATTGTTACGGGCTGCCGAACGTGACGCATCTGAAAAACGATCCTGACGTGCGCGATGTGTTCCGGCGGACGCGTATCCTGCTGATGCCAAGCGACTATGAATCCTACGGGCGCGTGGGTGTGGAGGCAGCGTGTGCGGGGATACCAACAATCGCGCATCCGACGCCGGGGCTAAAGGAAGCGTTTGGTTCAGCGGCTAGGTTCTGCGACCGTAGCGACGTTGACTCATGGGCCACGGAAATCGACCGATTGCTGCACGACGAGGTTTATTATCACTCACGGTCAGACGCGGCATTACAACTAGCCGATTCTCTCACCCCTGAGACTGAGTTTGATCGGCTGGAAAAGGCGCTGCTAGCAACCGTTGAGCGATGGGCAAACAAGGAGCATGAGCAAGTGACAAAGATGTGGACGAGCGACAAGCGGCTCTACTGGACGGCTGAGAAGCAACTGACTACTGACTCTAACAAGGCTGTTTCGCTGTGCTGTGGCGTAGGCGGTGAGATTCCGCTTAGCTGGGCGGAACAGGCAGGACTGGTTGAGAAGCGGACCGAGAAAACGGAACCGTGGATTGATACTGATAAGGATGCGAAGTCGGTTGAGCAGCCGCAGGAAAACAAGATGGTTGCCGCGCCGAAGGAGAATAAGGGAGGCAAGGCTAAAGCCGCGTAGTCATGGCCTATTGCACTGAAGATGAGGTTAGAGAGGCGGGCGCGCAAATTGGCACTACGTTCAGCGATGCGTATATCAATGCCGTCATTGAACGCGCTAGCCGCTTCTTTGATCACCTCTGTGGCGTAGAAGACGAGTTCTTTGAACCAGCGGGCATGACCGCGACAACTAAGATCGTCTATGGCGACGGTGGTCCATACCTGCGACTGCCGCCGTATGTAGCTGGCACGCTGAATACCACACTGGACGTACCGGACGGTTACACTGTGCCATCGTTCGTTGAGCGTGACGGCTACCTGGTGCTATCGAGCAGTCCGAGCGGCACGTTACTAACGCGCTCCGTCGTCGGGTTAAACAGTTCAGGCTGGTGGGACGGATTGCCGATCACGATCACGGCGCGTTGGGGCTACGAAGCCACGCCTGCGGACGTGAAGCTTGCGGTTATCGAAATGGTTATCAACGTGCTGAGAGAAACCGACCCGGCGAACCTGAACCTGCTTGACCTTGAGCGGCAGCCGTTAAGAGAGAAATATCCGCCGCGCGTCAAACAGGTTGCTGATTTCTATCGCGCGCAAGGAGCGGTGCTTGTATGAGGTTTACGGTTGACGTTGACGGCTTGCCGATGTTTGACCGAGCATTCAATCGGCTTGATAGTCTGAACGATCTCCGTCCATTGTGGCCGGAGGTAATCAGCGAGTTTTATCTAATCGAACAAGAGCAGTTCGACACTGAAGGGGCAGCGGGTGGACAAAAGTGGGCACCATTGAGTCCGGCTTATCGAGAATGGAAAGAGATTCATTATCCGGGCGAGCCAATCTTACAGCGCGAGCACGATTTGATTAACTCGCTGACTGACCCTGAAGCGCCAGACGCAATACTTGAACCGCGAGAGGATGAATTGATCATAGGCAGTAAGGTTCCCTATGCGCGGATTCACCAACGTAAGGGCCGGCCGCCAATCAGTTTCAGCGAACAACAGAAGCGACGGCTACAAAAGGCGTTGCAGCGCGGACTGGTTCAGTTTGTCAGGGACGCGGGATTCAATGTGAGTGAAAGGGTTGCGTAGTGACATGGACACCGAAACCCGGATTCAGCGGAGTGATGGAGGACGTGGTAGTACCACGCATACTTGCGCTTATAGAACGTGACTACAAACAAGCGCTGGACTATTACTTTCCCGCTGACGACTACGACGATTTTAGGGAACGGACGTTAGGTAAGGTTAGACGCAAGGAGTTTCCATTAGTTGCGATTGGCCCAACGGCTAATCTTGTGGACGAGTCTGAGGACTCGGCGCGACATACACAACCGTTGCGGATAGCTTTGCACCTGATGGTTACTGGACCAGACGATGAAGCGGTCACGATACTTATCATGCGCTACGTGAAGGTTATGCACGGAGTGCTGCACAAGGCGTCAATCGCTGATTACTTTGGCGATGATGCAAACCGCGTGTTTGGCGTGGTGGTGGACGTGGAACACTTTTATGGACCAGTGCTTACAAGTGAAACCCAGATAGGACGGGCCGCTTCGATGGTGCTGACACTCAACTTTGACTCTCGATAGCGAAGGAGATTAACGCAATGGCCGGAACTCCAGATAACTTTGATGGAACTAAAGTCCTGATTGGGCCGGGAAAGATTTACGCTGATTTGGCCGTACCCGGTCACAACGGCAGGCTGATTGTTGACCCCGCAACCTTAACCCCTGATGCGGGACAGAACCCCGATGCCGTCCATCTGGGTTACACGCGCGAGGGCGGCGAAGTCACCGTGCGCCCGGAGTTCACCGACTTCTTTGGCGATGAGTCACAATTTCCGTTACTCACGCGCGTACAACAGGAAGTGGTGTCAATCAGTGGCGAGATTCTGCAA